GTCGGCTGCTGTTCCTTGTGCGTATATCTCTTTGTTTTTGACTGCTTGTTCGCCAGTCGTTGATAGCGTTGGCCAGTAGTAATCATATATAGTTTCTCTACTAAACATTCTGTTCAGTCCTTGTTGGTATGTTAGATCTGTTCTTACAGATACCATACCTATTACTATTGTGTGTTCAGTGAAACTCTTTGTAAAAGAGTGGCCACTTAATACTGTTGTTCCTATGGCCGATAAATTACCTTGCGGTGTTGTTGCGTCAGTTGACGATGTTTGTGCGACCGGACTAATGTTTACCGGTGAGCTTCCGCCCCCCAGATATTCTGGTCGTTGTAATCTAGCGTCTGGGCTAGTTACATTAAAATGATTTTTTATTACTTCGATATATCTTGAACCGCCTCGGGCTTGGATTTCAAGAAATTTTTGTGTTGCAAATGCTAATCGAAGTTGATTGATTGTAGATCCGGCTGCTTCTGTTAAATCAGCATATATTCCTGGATAACCCGGATTTGTTGTACTTTCTGCTATTCTAATAATATTATTATCTGCACTAGTTGATACATCTTTGGCAGCTGCAAATGTTGTTGATTGACCATCTGAAGTATAGTTAGTTGTACCTGTATTAGAATAAGTTTGATTATATGCACCGATACCCAAGACTGGTGCTTGTCCTCCTAATGGCATTACCACATCTGCCCCTTTTTGTGGCCATGGTAATGCAGAGGTAAAGTAATCGTGCTTTTTACCCCTGTTTAATACAGGGTATGCGGTTGCGTCTGCACCGCTTGTTGTTAGTATTGTTTTTGGTGCTTGTAAATTTTCATCGCGGAACCAGTCGTTCCAACACAAAGTATATGCTCTATGCCATAATGCGCTGAATTCTAATCCAGCTACTTTTGTTGGTATTCCGAAATAATCGGATAATGATTGTTCTGCTTCGCCGGATCCTCCGGCTGTAATTGTTGGTGGTATTGGCGCTGCGACTGAAAAGTCGGGTGTTCCGTCTAATCTGTCAGATCCAGGCGCTTTGTATGTTTTTGTTTCACCCATAAATTCTTCGAAATCGTCCCAAACGAGTCGTACTGGGACTGCAAAGAAATGGGTATCCATGAATGCGTTGTCCATGGTTGGGTGTATTGGTGTTGCTAATCTGCTAAATGCGGTTAAGTTACATGAAAAAGTATCGCCAGGCAATGCTTCATCAACGTATATTGGGATTAATTCACCCGCATTGAATGTAGTTTTTAGCCCATGACTCCTATCAAATGTGCTTCGCTGTATATCGGCATGTGGTACTTCGCTAAATCTATGTTGATGCGCAGATCCGATTCTTGTGTTATATTTGTGAGGGTTTTTCATGGGCATGTTAGATCCTTATTTTTTGTTTTTTTTGAATTGTATCACATGTTCATGTGCTTTTGCAATACAAGTGGGTTCTTCCGGTGTTAATTCACCAGTTGTTGTTTCAAATGTGCCAATTCGCCATAGCGAATAATCCTCCGGATTTTTGGCAATTTGTGTTTCTTCATTTGCCATATCGGCAAATTGTCTTAACGCTATTGCGTCGTTTTCCAAGCTATAATCTTGATGGTATGCTTCAAGAGCTGAATCATAAATTGTATATTTACATAGTTTCATAGTTTATTCCTTTTATATATGCTCATTCGAGCTTTATGTGTTTTCTCTGCTTGACGCAGAGCTTCGGGTGTACGCAGGTGTTCCGTTTCTTTCATGGCTTCCTTACGATTTTCTTTTATTTTTTCCATGTCGCTAGGACATTCTATTTCATATAATCTATCATAGTATTTGGGCGGTCGCATTTCTTTACCCCTAATATGAATATTATCTGATGGGTAAACATCATTTTTATGTTTGGCGAACCAGAGTCCAGCTATGCCTGGCCTCCGGCTCATAGTTGAGTATTCTTGTTGTCTTTGTCCAAAATATTCACCTGTTTCTTGATCTACTATTTGATAATGTTCTTGTTTTTGAGCACCGTTTATTTTCTTTTGAACATAACCAGCTACATAACTGGCTGATTCAAATGTAACTGCTCCTACTGAAGTAAATCCTTTGCCCCATATTGTGTCCAGGATTCTAGATGTTTTTAAATCTTTTTTTCCCTGAATTTGTTTTAAATCAGGAAATGTTGTATTAAATAAAATTGCGTGATAATGTGGACGGCCGAATTGATCGCCATATTCACCGCAATGGTAATATCTTATTGGTGTAGGTGGTATCCAATCAAGTTCTTGATTAGGTTCTCTAAGACGTTTCATAAAATCTTGAAAGTCTTTTTTTATTAATGTTGTTGAATTTCCTATTATGGGTAAGTTTTCGTCGTTATATGTTAATGTTACGAAACTATTGCTATCCCATAGAGATGCTTCGTGCATATTCCTCATCGCCCATTGGCGTGAGTATTCTGTTCTACAGCCCGTGCATTTGCCGCACGGTACTGTTAAAGGTTCATAGAGTAAACGTTGTTGTAAGGATATACTTTTTTCTGAAATCCATTTACCGTTTTTTTTAGATTTATATCCGTATAAAGGGTGAAAACATGGCATAGTTGTTCTCCATTAGTTATAGTCTGATTCCGCCTCGCATTGGTCGGCTGGATCTTAAAGAGTTTTTTCTGTGTGTTCTCGCTGCTGTGCGTGAAAACATTCTCTTTGATTTTTTATAGTTCATTTTTCTTGGTCTTCTCATTGTTTCTCTCTAATTATTTAGTTATTTTAGTTTTTTCACTCCTTCCTTCTGTCAGTCGTTAGGATTGTATCAAGTGGACAATCCTTCTGACGCCTCGGACGAGTCCTCGTTGTCTGCTGGGAGGGACGTTGTTTCCTCCCCAGCTTGAGTTTGTAAAGCTTGAGCTAAACGCTCGTTTTTAATAGCTAAACCCATTTCCTCCATTTCATGGAGGTTATCGGGATTTTCTGCAAAATTTAAGAATGTGTGCATTTCATTGTTGAATCGTGCCTTCACTTGTTCCGGTAACTCTTCAAACAATGTTTTCGCTGTAGCTAGTGTATTTTGCATATCTTGGAAATCCACTTCTGATACGTCTGCATATTTTGGGTTTGCTTTAGTTTGTGGCATAATTCCTGTTTCCATGAATTGTGCTAATATCTTATTAATATCACACTGGTCTGTGTGATGTTGTTCAGTGATACCGTCATTAAACGTTTCACTGTAATCTTCGTTGCCTAAATTATAGGCTGAACGAAATGTATTCTTTTTTACGCCAGTGGCTTTTCTTTTAGTCGTCATAGTTAATTTCCTCTAGTAAAAGGTATCAATGGTCTAGCACTGTTTACCCAGTGATCTATTGTTACCTTTTTATGGTTTGCTGGATTATTCCAAAACCTTCTTTGCGCAGCACTGTGTGGTATTTGGTTTGCTAATAAAAAGTTTTCATTCATAGCTTTATTAGCTAAATGAAATTCTTTTTCGCCTTGCTGCGCTAATATTTCTTCTTGTTTTTTTAAATTTCTTACTTGTTGTGCAGAATTTGCTAAAGCTAATGCTGCAGCTGCTTTGTTACCAACTGGTGCCATTGCACCACTTGGAGTACTAGCTTCTTTAGAACCGGCTAGTATTGGGTTTATTCCAGCCTTTTTTAAATCCGCCATTCGGCGTTGCACGGCTGTATTTGACATTTCACGTTGGAATGCCATTTGTTTTGCAGCTTGTTCAGCACTGGCTACGTTTGTATCTTTTTGGCCTTTATAGCCAAACAAACCGCCAATTGCTGAACCTATTCCTGATAAGAAATTCATTAGAAGTGTGTACCGCCAGGTATGCTATTTACTGGCATTGGTCGTGTACATCTTAGTTTAAATAGTGAATCAAATATAAATTGAGGTTCACTTGCTACCGCTAATGTACGTTGTACGTTTGTGTCTGTTACCTGGATCCATGAATCACCAAGTAATGGCAGACTTGCATATTCCTGTGCATAATGCCATGATTCAAGTGTTCCAGTTGCGTTTGAACGAAATTTGCCAGTTACTGAACTTGGCTTATATCTATATTCCGCATAACGCTCTTGATAGCCGAACGTTGTTTCGTCGGCTGCACTTCCTTGTGCGTAGATCTCTTTGTTTTTAACTGCTTGTTCGCCAATCGTTGAAAGCGTTGGCCAGTAGTAATCATATATTGTTTCTCTACTAAACATTCTGTTCAGTCCTTGTTGGTATGTTAGATCTGTTCTTACAGATACCATACCTATTACTATTGTGTGTTCAGTGA